AGAAGAGGGATGTAATATCTTGCTCTAGCTAATAATACAGATGTATACATTTCTGGAAAAACTACTGTGTCTGTAGAGTTTGTTAGTTTTGTTGGCAAGTTCCATGCAAAAAACCAGACGCGATAAACTTTGTCTGGTATAGGGCTGAGTCCAAACTTTCGTGAGTCTGGGCTTCTAATAACATTGCTAGGCTCACCATAGTTTTGTGAGTCAGCATCGTCTAAATTTTCTGAAACTCTTCGCGTATCTTTCCACTCTTCGGTTGTTAAAAATCGCAAGTTTCTTGAGGTGTAAGGAGTTGTTTCGCCTGAAACACCTACTGTTGTTAAATAGAAGTTGTCCCAATCTATTGAACTATAATCTGTTGTAATGTCTGAGCTTGAAGGCTTTAGCTCATAAAATCTTGTGCCTGCTACTGTTTCTACGTATACATTACCATACATTGGATCAGTTGTGCCGCTTTCAGCTACAGAAAGAAAAGGCCACTGAGGTTCTTGATTAATAATATCAAAGTATCCTCTGTTTAAAGAATCTTTAACGTGTTGTTGTACACCTACAGCCCCTGCAAAAGTTGCAGTTGTGAGAGTGACTTCATTAAGCTCTCGCAATAGTTCGTTAGTTAAATCAAGATAGGATGTAGCCATAAATTATTTCGCCTGTGTGTTTTTCTTTTTACCAAATATAGCATCGTAGTTTTCATCATACTTTTTTTTATTTTCAGATTTGTAAAAACTTCCTGTGTCTCCAAGTATTTTTCCGCGTGGATTAGCTGAAATCATCATTGGTTTTTCATTTGTTCCTACTTGTGGCATATATACTCCTTAAAAAGATTGGGGGAGTATTTCATCCCCCTTTCTTATGCTTCTACTTAGTCGATACCGTAGAATGCAGATACTAGTGCCTCTGGACGTAGTACTTTAGCTCCATAAACATGCAAGCCTCGTACAATATCACCAAAGCTATCTGGATCACGGATGACCTCAGTGCTAGTGATAGTCTGTGCAGTAGCACAAGCTGACATGTGACCCGCTACACACTGTCCTGCCGCATTAGATGTGGCCGCAATGTTGTTAGTCTTGTACATGTCAAATCCTCGCAACTTACCAGTTGATACTAGGCCGTTTCGGATTGAACCTTGTCCGGCGTTGAAATCAACAGAAAGTAGCTTAGAAGAGCTTTGAACTAGAACTTCATAGAACTCAGGGTTAGCTAGGAACCAACGACCTTCTTCTGGTACGTTCTGCTCGTCAAGTAGACGGGCCATACGAGAAAGAACATCAATTGGGTCATGCTCGCTTGAACCAAAACCAATATCCAAGTTACCAGTTCCGTCAAAAGTACCTTCCGCAAGGTCAGTAGCATTATCAGAACCAAGAATGTGGTTAGGGCTAGAAGCAGAAACACCTGCAATAATCTTAGCAATTACGCCTGCGTCAAATGCATCCTTCAAAGCGTAAGCCGCTGAAGAAGTCGCTACTTCTTTAAAGTTAACGTGAGACATAGAAGTTTCAATGTCGTCTACTTTAAATTTGAAAGCGTTAGCTACGTCTACAATGAGAGTAGTCTCTGCATCAGTCAGTTTAGTTTGAGTTACGTCTGCACCACGCTCATACTGGTAAACTGTAATCTCTGGCTCTTTGATGATTTTTACAGAGTCACCATAAGCAGAAATCTCACCTGCATAATCGGTGTTAGTAATTGCTTCCGCTACTGAAGACTTACGGAAGAAATTAAGAACCTTCTTAGAATAGATTGAAGGCATGAAAAAGGCATTAGTTTGCCCTGAAACAGAATTACCAAAGTTGCCGTTGGTATCTGTACTTTGTTCAAAAAGTTGATCTGATTGGTTAAAAGCCATGTTATGTTACTCCTAAAAGACAATAATTAAAAATTATCGCACTCGTCCTTCCATAATAGCTTGATCAATTTCAGCTTCATATTTATCAAAATCTCTCATGGACAACGAGGCAATTTCCCGTTGTGTCCATATCTTTGGTTCTTTAGCATCTACACCTGTTGTTTTGGTAGATACAAAGTCTGCCGCAGATTTGGAAGATTGTGACTTCCTTGACTTTTGCTTTGTGTTTTTAGCTAGACCATTTTCTAATTTATATAAATCAATAGCTTTGATGGCTAAATTAACATTGTTTGGGTTATTATAAATCCAATCCTGAATTGCTTCGGGTTGAGTTTCTGCCCAGTTATGAAACTTTTCATCGCCTCGTATATCTTCAAAATCGGGGTGCTGTGCGTGTAGGGCTGATTCAGCTTCTCTACGTGCAATAGCGGCCTCTCTTTCTTCAATAGCTGAGAGCTTACTTCTGATTGCTTCGACTTGTTGTTCGCTTTGTAAGTGTGCAACAGTCTCTACAGTTTCATATAGATCAGGATATTGTTCTCTAAACTGTTCTAGGTCTTCGACACTTTTAGGCGGTGCATAAGTAGGTTCGCTACTTTGTGCCATTGCCCTTAGTTCTTGTTCCTTTTGTTTAAAAGACGCTACCTTCTCGTCATAATGTTTTTTTAAGTCATCGTATCTTTTTTTATAATTAGTATTTTGTTTTCCTTGCTTGGGGGCTTCAGTAGACTCTTCGTCACTGGAGGTGGCCTTTGTAGGTCTTTCAAAATATAACCCGTCTGCGCTTCCTGAGTTTGTAGGTTTTACATCCTCATGCCAATCTTTTCTAGCATTATATGGATTTGCTTCTGGTTCGTCTATCATTTCACTTGCAGTTGTCATTGTCACTCTCCTTTTGGGGCTTGCTAGTCTTTCAAGGTGGCTGTACTGTTCGCGTTTACAATACAGGGTCTTGATACTTCAAGGTGGCCTCTAGGTTTAAAAATGATAAGGGGTCTATAAATAGAGTAGCCTTATCGCGATCTAATGCTTGGCATACGATTAGAATTAATCATTTGTTTTTTGATTTCTTCTTCTTCGTCAGCATACATACCTGCTCGATTATCTTCGAGCTTGTCGTCTACCATACCGCCAAACGCTTTCTTCATGTAACCGCCGTCATAAGCACGTTCAGCATCGTCCATCATAATTTGAAGCTTATCTGCGCCTATTTGATCGGTTGCTTTTTTGGTGAAAACAAATTCACCATCCGATAACCTTGCGGGAATCGAATCTGATACTCCAGTGCCAAGGCCTTCTACTTCGCCTTCGCCAGAGAATTCTCCTGCTACATCCATGACTTTATCAAAGATGCCGCTTAAACGCTCATCACCATCTAGAGCATTCATTAAATATTCTTGATCGTCTTGATCTAAAGATTCATCAAGTACGTACTCTAAGTACTTATCTTCCATTTCATCGTCTGGAAGCTGTGAAGCTTTTGCTTCTGCCATCTCATCTTCAGGAATGTTGTCGTATGTATCTACAGGCATTTCCATTTCTGGTGGTACAAGCATAGAACCTTCTGCGTACTTCATTATGCCACCGCTCATCATGCCTTCTTTTTTATTTCTATAATAGTTTTGCTCACCTATGTCCATATTAGCATCCATTTCATTTTGTCTTTCTTGAACTAACTTTTCTTCTACTGCTTCGTCAGACATATTATCTATAGTTTTTTGAGCTATTTGCATTCCTGTAGCTACTTCTTCATTGCTTTGAGCGCCAAAGGTTGCGCTTTCTATTTCTCTTTCTAGTAACTCAGCACGGTATTGGTCTACATTCATGTTAGCGTATCTCTCGCTTACTTCGCCACCTTCGTCATAACGACTAAGCATTGAATCATTTTTTTCTTTTTTTATTTCTTTATCTTCTTTATCTTCTTTTTTATTTTTTCTGTAAATTTCTCCTGCTTTACGTAATACAGGCTCTAGTAAGTCTACAAGCCCTTTAGGTGGCCCTTCAGAGCCCGGAATATATTTCATAATTTCTACTATAGCTTTATCAGTACCGTCTTCACCTTCTTGTAATATTTTTTCTAAATTTTCTTTTTTTTCAACATTACCACCTTCGTCATAACGACTAAGCATTGAATGTCCTCCACCCATATATTTTTCTTTTTTAGGTGGTCGTCCTGCTTTGCTTCCGTATGTACCTTTACCTTGTGGCATGTTATTAATCCTCTGATCTATTTTTAGCTTCTGATATTTGTTCTTTTAGTTGCTCTAGATTAACCAGAGAACTCACTTTCCCCTGCTTGCGGAACATTTCCAGTTCCGATGTTGCCACCACCAGTGCCTGTAACTCCAAGGTCTTGAGGTTGTTGAGGTGCTCCTTGAACGCCTCCCATAGCTCCTTGTTGCTCGTCAGGGGCGACAGCTTGATTGCCATCTGCTTGTCCAACATTTTGTGCTCCTATTATTTGTGCCATAATTGCCGCTTCTTCTGGATCATTTAAGATTTCATCTGGATCAAGATCAAGACTATAAGCAAGCTCACTGACAATTTTAGATATTTTAACAAACGGTGCAATCGCAGGGTTCTGTGCAGTTTGAAGGAACATTGTCAATCGCTGACTACGTACTTCTTTTTGCATTAAGCTATTAGTACCCATAGCGTGTATTTCTAAATCGCCTTCTGTGCCTAACTTGCCTTCAAAGAACTGCATGTTCCATTGATAGTATGCTTGGCCTAAAGGCTTGAGTAAAAAGTCATCTAAGTTCTTAACAACCGTTTTAATATTTAAACTTGCCGCACCTAGAAGCATTGACATACCTGATGCTGTACGTGTCATGCTTTGTACGCCTGTTTGACCATGTGAGTAGCTTGGAATACCTGTTTGTTCGTCTGCAAGCTGACGGAACTTGTCAAACATCATCATGTTCTCTTGAGTGGTGTTAGGGAACTTTACGCCATGTATAGCTTGTCCTGGCATCCCTGCTTGCCTTCTAAACACCTTGCCGGGATAGATGTCCATAGATT